AGGTCTTCTGCAAAGTGAACCGCGCCGCGCGAAAACAGGTGACCATAAGCAGAGCGCTGGCCTGGGTTAACCCAATCCTCAGTCGCCCAAAGTTTACGGGTAAGTGCATCAGTGGTAAGCATTGGTGTCGTTGACATGATAAATATCCCTGTAAGAGTTGAATAGCTGTTGTTGCTGTTTCAACTGCACAGATATATTTACTGTGGACTGCTCCACCTACGTTTTATCGTGCGCGACCACGTTTTGCAGTGTCGCCTGACGCTAGCGCATTACGCCCACAGTTAGAGTCACGTGGGAGACCTCCTATTGCTAGGGTCACCCACGTTAACACACTCAAATTAACCCTGTAAAGTGCTATTATGCGCCGCGCATTTGGGCAAAGACCGCCTTTTTCTGTTCAGGCGATAGCTTCGACCACTCTCCGGCCGTCATATTTACCGCAGTCGCTGGCGTCAAATCACCCTCAAAGCTGCGACCAGAAGCACCGGCCATGCCAGCATTGCGCGCCCTATGCGCCGCCACCTTAGCAAGATCGGGCTTAGCCGGTTGCGCTTCCTTCGGCGCTTGCCGCACATAGCCATAAGACTTGGCTTCCTCATACATGGCTTCAACGGGGTTTTCGTAGCCCATGTTAGCCAACTGTGATGCCCGCACCAGCAGACGCTCGTTAACCGCCTCAAGTAGTTGCTCGTTAGTGATATTCGGCGCTAACACCTTGATTCCCATAGCGATGGCCTGAGCATAATAGCGCTTGGCATCCTCGTAATCGGGGATATTCTTCTTAACCTTATCCTCGTAAGAGATTAGCTCATTGAGCGCCGCCTGCTTTCTTTCCTTCTGAATAAGCTCAAGCTTGGTTTCCTCCGCCGAACGCTCAATAGATTCAAGCTTCTTGGCCTGTTCCGCTAGTTGCTTCTCCTGCTGGCGCGTTTTCCACTCAAAATAAGCCACAGGGTCTTCATCCTTATCCGGCATGGCATCGACCACCGGCTTAGGCTTGGCCGCTTCCTCAAGCGCCGCTATGCGTGCCTCCGCCTGCGCCAAGGCAGATTGCAGCACGGCCTCCTTGCTAGCTCGCTCACGCCGTTCCTTAGCGTATTCCGAGGCAGTTTTAACCGGCTTGACTTCCTCCGCCTTTGGTTCCTCAACCTTGGGTTCAGCCTCGGCCTTAACTTCCGTTTCTGCCGCTGGCTCAGCCTCTTTTACTTCCGGTTCCGGCTCCTTAACTTCCTCGACAACCTCGGCCGCGCCTTCCTCTTTGGCAAGGTTTTCAGCAATCTGCGCCTTAATGTCCTCAATTTCTTTCTCTAAACTCATGGTAGTTCCTCGCTAGATGTTAACAGTTGCCTTATCAGCCATACGGCGGATGATCTGGGTTTCAATGTTCTTCTGGTGCGCTTCCTCGACCTTAACAAACGCATCAGCTTCCTTCTGCTTGGTAGAGGCGGCAGTTTCGGCAGTTTTCGCCTGATTAACAGCCGTTTGTGACATGAGATGACCAACTTGCGCCTGGGTAAGCTGGCTTTGCAGGTTAGCAAGCTGCTGCTGTAGCTGCTGATACTGCGCCATCGGCACGGTTTGCTGATCGGGATTGAGCGCCGCCGACATGCGCGCTTTCACATCGCCGTCCAGGCTCATCATTTGCAGGCTTTCAGCATACAGAATACCGGCAATGCCCTGATTACCAATTTGCAGGTATTTATCACCAATCTGGGATAGCAGAATAGCCGTCTCCTGCTTATCTTCCGGCGACTGTGCGCCTTCCTGAATGGTAATGTCATACTGCGGCACCAGCATATCAGCACTGACGGCCAAAAACTCATCCTTGCCATCTTCGCCAGTAATCTTGAACCATACGCCCGTATTATTATCGACCCAAACGCGGATTAGATCGGCACAAAGCCGCGCATCTTCCTTCTGATACAGCGTAATCGAGTCCGCAACCCACCACATTTTGCTAATAATCTGCTTAATGCGCCGCTTATAGAGAACACCAGTTTCCTGAGCATTTGACTGACCAAGAAACGCCGGATCGACCCCATTGCTGGAAATAGCCGCATCAGACAGATTAATAATATTCTCAAGGCCGGTCGGCAAAGCCGCTTGTGTCTTTTGCTGTATCCGTGCATTGGCAATAGCGCCATCCTCAACCACAATAACGGCATCAGTCTTAGCCCATTTCGTCTCAAACTCTGCAACGTCCTCGACCGCCGTGCGCTCGACCATTACCCCGCCCTTGGAATTGGCCGCGATGGTGAACATCAGCTCAGTCAGTGCCTTATTGTAATACTTCTGCGGCTCAATCATGGCGTTAACCATGCCAATCCAATACTTGCCGCGCTCGTTAAAGTTGCCGGTCTTGAACTGCAACCCAAAGCCCTGTTGGCAAATGCTCTTGAACTTGTTGAACACATGCGAGCCGGAAAGCACCGCCGTATAGTAGCACTTGCGCTTGAAGCCTACCGCCTGCAACTCAGCGCCAAATATGCCCTCAAGCTTGCTCTTGGTCGCCGCATCAAACGTCAATTCAGGCGCGAGCGGATCAAAGTCAAACAAATCCCCCGCGTTAATGCCTTCCGGATTGTAGCTTTTGAGTTGTGACTTAATCATATCCATCTGCATCTTGGCAGTGGTCGCCAATAGCGGATCGGTCATGGAATAGAGCGGATTAGCCGCACGGTAAAATGTCTCGTATTCGTACCATTCGTGTTTGTAAACGCGGACGGTTTCCTCGTCCTTGTCAGCCCAATCCACGGTGTTATCCATCTTAATCTTGGAATACAGACCGCCCCACGGATTATATTGGTATGAGCCATCATCGACGCTTTCCGCCGCGCTAACCCGCTCGAAGTCATCAGACTTGCTCGCCTGAAACAGATCAAGCGCATCCTGCAATCCGTAGTCCTCGAAATAACCACGATAGCGACTGTCGAGAATGTTAGCCGCCCGCGCCGTACTATCCCAATAGCAAAGCAGCGGATCAATGCGGGTTTTCAGTATCTCGCCCCCTGGCATTGTCGTGGCGTTGCCCACAATGTAGCTTAGGTCGGTATCGACCGCGCCAAAGCCATTTACGATTAGGTCTAAATCCTGCTTGCTCTCGACCTGATCCGCGTTAGCCGCCTCACGGTGGAAGCCGTAAAGCTCATTCATGTTGCGCGAGTAAAGCTGCATTGCCTCCGCTTGGTTCACACGCGCCGTGTATTTCGCCTGCCGACGATTCTGCGCCATGAAGCCCACAACGGCGTCAATATTCTGCGGTATCTTTTTGATATTAACCTGTGCTCGACGCTTGCGCCCATTCGGTTCAGCAAATTGCACCGTATCGGTATAGCTGCTATCCGTGTCGTTATAGTACGACTGGCAAAGTCTCGTGTTGTCATACTGTTTCGCCAGCCCGCGCTTTGCCGCGTTGCGCTGTTTCTTGAACATAGCAATAAGCTTCGCATCACTCAGCATTAGAAATCCTCCCAACTACCAGACGAAGCTTCGGCCATCTCACGCCGCGCCTTAGCCACCATCGAAGTCTTTGTAAGTTGCGGAAACACCATGCACAATTCCGGCTCGTAAATGCGGCTCAGCGCGTCCAGCATATCATCATGCTTGCTCATGGGGAAAGTCTTAATTTCGGAGTTGAGCAGCTCTTGCACCAAATCCCACTTCCGACCATCCACATCCACATACACCAAAGACTGCGGCACGAACCACCGCGCATTCTGCATATCAGGCACCAGACGCGATACACGCGCTGTCTTAGACTTCTGCCCTGACACAATGAACAGCGAGAAATTATAGGCTTCGTCCTTCATCTTCTGCTTAATGTAATGGCTGTCCGACTGCATCGAGTATTTCTCATACCCAACCTTCGGAGACTTGCCCGCCAGTGTGTTCCACTTGCGATGCAGCATAAACAGCGTATCAATCCGCTCCGTTGGGTTCAGCCTGTCCCGTATGATGTCTAGCAGGTAATAGTTGTTATCCCGCGCCAGACCCACAACCATCATGGCCGTCCAATCGCTGTTCTTATCCTTTTTCTGCTTTTCGTCCTCGTCACCACCAGCCGGATCGACCAAGATAGCGATGTTCATTTCCTTTGGCTTAACAGACCCAGGCGCATAGTATTGCAGCCATTGGCCATTAATCATCCCGCCCGTAATCGGCACAGGCTCCTGTAGATACTGACCGGCATAGGAGTAATCGCCCAACCGTGTTCGTGTTTTGTCTAGGACTTCACGGGTAAACCGCGCGGGGAATAGCAGCTTGTCCTGGGGCAGTGTCCAGGACTTCCCGCGTATGGTGTAGAAATAGCTCTTGGCTTTAGCCTCTGCCGGCAGCTTGAGGTGATACCAGCCGGCATCCCGCAGCAGGTTGCCCGTTGGATCGTCGTCATGAAGCCGCTGCATGTTCAGGATAAACCGACCAGTGCGCGGATCGTTGAACCGGCTAAACAGCGTGCCGCGAATAGTCTCATTCGTCGAGTTGCGCACCTGATCGGATAGCGCTTCGTCGGGAGAAATAGCATCATCGAGAATTTGTATATCAGCGCCTTCGCCTGTCACGTTCGACATGCTGCTGCTAAAGTATTGTCCGCGCTCAGTAGTTTCAAAATAATACTGGCGGTTAAGCTCCTCCGATAGCTTAGTCTCAGGAAAGCATTGCCTGTACCATTCAGACTGCATGATCTTGCGCGTCTTGCGCGTCATCTTCTCGGCAAGGCTAGACTTAAAGCTAGTGAGCATAAACTGCGTGGCAGGGTTTCGCCCTAGTCCCCATGCAGGGAATGAAACCGATGTTGTGTGTGTTTTGAGAGAGCGCGGCGGCATGTTGATGATTAACAGCCTGATCTCATTATCCCAAACCGCTTGGAGATGCTCGGCAATGCAGTTGTGTGTTAAGATACCGTTTGCGAAGTAGTTATTATTGTCTGCCACTTCGATGTTATAGACGCTTTCGGGTATTTGTAGGTTTTTTGTAATTGACACGACAAAGCATTGGCTAGTGCTAAAGTCTCGGCTTCCCCCTTGCCCTTCTGTTTGTTGTGACACGGACGGCAAAGCAGAACCGTATTCCAAGGATCGTTGTTGCTTATGTTCCTGTCTAGGTGATGTATCTCCGGACGCTTCGGCACTTCGCAGCAAAGAAAGCAAATACCACCCTCGCGCTGCATAACCCTCTGCTTTGCCTGCTTGTGACTTACACGCTGATATAAAACCCTGTCCATCCTGCCACCATCTATATAGGCCGGATTGCGGTTGCCCTTCATATATT